ACGCTGACAGAAACTCTGAGGTAGTGATCTCGTTCTTCTCTTCATCTTTGTTACCAAACTTACCTTCTACTACTTTCACGGTCCTACCTCCTTGATTAGCCACTCCAAGTAGACCTTAGCTTTCCGCAAGTCCTCTACACCGTTCTTGTACTCGTATCTCCAGAGGTACTTCAGGCAGTTGCCCTTGAGGTAACCCTTGTACTCTTGCGGGTGCATGGACGCCTTGATTGCTTCAATGGCCTCTATCGCTCCCTTGTTGTAGTGATCGGGTTGTGTCACAGGGTTGTGTTTGTCGCTAGGATGATACAGTTTGCCTGTGGCTGTCTTGCGTATCCTATCCCAATCCTCTGGTTTAGCATCGTCTATTGATCCGTAACTCATAACTTCACCGTTTTTGTCTAAGTAAGTAGTCCACTCATTCTGCATACTCTTCCTCTAGTTCTTCGTGAAAGTGTTCTAGTTTCTTGAGTAGCTTATCTTCAAATCTATCCAGTATTTCTTCTGATGAAATCTGTAGTGCTTCCAGAAGATCGTCAGGATCATAAAACATCAACAACTTCTCCTTAATTTCTTCTAGTGTCAGAGACATAATCAACCAACTCCTTAAGTGTATCTATATTATACCATAAAATCTCGTGCTTGTCACACCATTCTGCCATAGTAAGTTTGGTACTTTTACTCACTTTTTGGCTAGGCTTCATCAGTACAAATATGAGTTCTTGCGCCTCTGGGAGACACTTAGAGATCGCTCTGTACTTCTGCGTATCTCCCGCTCGAAAGTATCCTTTGCACTCAATGAGATACGTCCGTCCGTTGAGTTCGTACACAAAGTCTGGTGTGTACTTTCGTTCGATCCTGTACGGGACTTGGAACGGTTCGTAGCTAAAGCCAAATGGTTGTAACTGCTTTGCGACATCTTTTTCAAACTCCGACCTAAAGTTACCCAGCTTGGATTTCCGTGACCTTCGGCTCATTAAACACCTCTGTTAAATATCTTGGACCACTTGAGTAGATAAAGGTTCTTACTTCGGGCCAACAGGTAAACTTGTAGGGACAGTAAGAACAACCAACGGCGAGCTTTCTGTTTCCACTCTTGCCATCTGGTACGGTTTCGTGGCAAACTTCTGGCGGCTCCGGTTGCTCCACTAGCTTTTTTATGCGTTCAATGTGCTCCTCTATGTCGTAGCTAATCTTTTCGTAAACGGGAGCCTGTGTGTCCTCAGAGTCGTACATGAGGTACGTCAGATGTCCGTTCTGTTTGTCCATCGCTAGCCAACCAAACTTGGTTTCTCCTTCCGAGTGGGCATACCCTTTAATTTGAGCAACGTATCCAAACGGGTCATCATAAGCCAGACTTCCGTCCTTGAATTTCTTAAACCCAAAAGTTGAGACAGACTTAACATCAGTGACAACACCATCAATTTTGCAGTCCATAGAGCCTGTAATGCCCTGAACCTCACACTGTTTCTGTTCATCGGTAACCTCGTGTCCTGATAGTCTAGTTAAAAACAGAAGCATCTCTTCGATCAGATGCCCGTACATAAACTTGACGTAGGTGTTAGGAGTCATCTCCTCTTCTACGTCAGAGTTGTTCACTACGTTCCAGAGATAACGATCATCACGCCCGATGTTAGACATACGTAGCTTGCGTCCGTCACGCTTCTCTGTGAACAGGTTTGACATGAGCCGCTTGCAGTTCTCTCCGAAGAGGTCAATCTCATCTATCAGATCAACACCCTCTGGTATTTCTTTGGTAGACACTACTTTGTAAATGTCGTCTACCAATGAGTACAGTTTGTTCATTTTGAATCCTCTAAGTATTCGATGGCTCGTTCCAACATATTTATGTCATCATCAAACCCGCCTAAAGACCTGTTACATTTGTGGCATAACCATCCTCTGAAGGTTTCTTTTTCGTGGCAGTGGTCTAAAACCCACGATCCGTTTTTTGTGTTCCCTCTGCCTTTGACATCTTCCTCTGTTCCTAAGCATATCGGACAGGTGTACCCCTCTTCTGGCATACCGTGTTTTTTCTTTAGCCTGTCTCTGACCTTGCTGAGTTCGTTGTTACACTTTTTACACTCTGGCCTGAGATAGTTGCCTCCTGAGTGGCGAGAAAAGTGTTGTAGTGAGAGTTTTTGTTTACATTTGCTACACTCCTTGATTCCGTCACCTAAATCATAGTGATCGTCTTCTAGGCACAGGTCTATCTGCTCCATCAGTGTGTCTCCGACCACGTTGATCCAACTTTGTACTCTCCGTCGAGGGGGCATCTGAGGTCAAACGATATGCCAGCCGCCTTGATGCACTCAACTGCGAGCCAGCCGAACTTCTCTGCTTGTTCTGTAGCCACCTCCGATTGTATTTCGTCATGGATGTTCCCTATAAACTTGTAGTCAATCTTGTGCTGAGTAGCGTAGTCATCTAAAAGAACCAAGGCTCTCTTCATTATGATTGCGCCAGCGGCCTGTAGTAACGTGTTTAATGCACTATGTTCTGATCTGACCCAGAGTTTTCGTCCGTCCAATCCGATGAGGTATCCTTTCCTAGAAGCAGATCCAACTCGTTCTCGTAGAGTTTCAAGAGAAGGTGTATTTCGTAGAAAGCGTGTCCTAAGCGCATTGCCATCCTTTGCCGTTCCTCCGACGATGCTTCCAAGCTTTGCGTCTCCTGCCCCGTAGAGGAAAGCATAGATGAAAGTCTTTGCTTGAGGTCTCGTTGCAAGTCCAGAAGCAATTTGATTTCTGGTGTGAATGTCGTCTCTAAGCAAGACATCTGTAAACTCCTCGTCGCCCATGTAGTGAGCGAGCATCCGTAGTTCTAGTCCACTAGCGTCAACACCCACTAGCTTACGTCCCTCTGGTACTATCCAGCAGTCCCTGCACTCCTTACCAAACACAGAGTTAACTGAGGGAACCTGTGCCATGTTTGGGTTCTGGTGTGTCATACGTCCAGTTACAGCACCGTTAGTAGTGACACGTCCGTGTACCCTCCCGTCATCTTGTACGTGTTCTAGCCAAGAGTTTACTTGTGCGTACCTTTTCTGGAGCAAGAGGTATTCCAGTACTTGTTCCGCTTCGGGAACATGATGATTCTCTTTAAGCGTCTTCTCGTCAACAACTGGTTTGCCTGTCGCAGTGAGTTCCGTCCATATCGCACCCTTAGCTGTAAGCCGGTCTGCCACTTGTTGACGTGAACCCACGTTGAATACAGTGACCTTATCCTTAAGTCGTTTACCAGTTTTCTCTGAGTATCGCTCCTCAACAATCGGCGGGAAAATCGCCTGTAGATCCTCTTCAATAACATTCATTCTCTCCTTAAACTTTGCACACAGGATGTGGCACAGTCGCTGATCTAGTAGCCAACCGTTGCGTTCCTGATCCTGTATGACCCACTGCACCTGATGCTCTAGGTCAACGCTGTCCTGAGAGAAATCAACTAGCTCCACCTGTAGCCGCTTGTACACCGCTTCAGTCAACTCTGTGTCACGGATACAGTAGTCGATCATCGCTGGTGTAAGCTGTGACCAATCCTCGTGGTCTCCCTTGGGAAATCCTAAGATATTGCCCCAGTTCCGCAGAGAGTGACCACCAGACCGGCTGGGGTCTGCTAGCCTAGAGAGGACAAGTGTATCAATGATCCTACTCCGGTCAAAACTAACGCCCCAAATGCGGCCCAGAACAGGTAAGTCGAAACCGATTCCATTGTGGAAAACCCAACTTGCGTCCGGACGATCCGATACATACGTTTTGAAGTCTTGTTCATTGCATATTACCTCCGATACTCCGTTGTTGCGGCACACGGCACACCAGATGGTGCTGGCGTCCAGACCGTCAGTTTCAATGTCACAAAAGACTAGGTTCAAAACTCTGTCTCCGGTGGGTTAGGGTTAGAACACTCGTGTATACGTCCGGTAAACTTGTCGTACCGTAGCCAACACGCTGGTCCTGTCTCTCCTGCGTAGCGGTTCTTGAGAATCCTGACGCACGTAGTGTTCCTTACGTCCTCGTCCTCGTGTTGCTGGTTACGTTCCATGCCTATGACAATATCAGACAACTGTGCGATAGACTGAGAT